CGGTGATGCAATGGAATGGCCACATATACCAGCATGGCTCAGAGTAATGACATATCAAGGTGTTTATACTATGATAGAAACATATGGCATGGGAGACTCTAAATTATATTCACAAATAGCAGATCAAAGTGTATATGTTGTGTTTAACATAGACGGTATGTGGGAGCAATCAGGTAAAGTTTTTTTAAATAGTGATTGGAAAACAATAAAAGAAAATATTAGAATATTAGGTTCTAAAGCCCATGTAAAATTTCACAAGTTCAAACACAATGCGTATCAAGAAAACGCACTACAGACGTTCTGTGTTGCTTGTAAGGCCCATTTTGAGGTGGTACAAGACCCATTATTCGGCAGACGTATGCATAGTGTAATAGATGAGAGCAGAAATTGGTTGTATGACGTCCATGATGTTTCATGGAATGGGCCTACTTTACATCAAACACAAATAGGCTGGAATATACTTAAAACAAAAATACTTAATGTCAAAGGTGAATCAATAGAAGTACAAAAAAATATTCTAGAACCACTAGAGGCCGCTAGTATTCCAACCGACGATATGATCAACATAACTATTAAAGGGCATGTTATAAAAGGCTCTAGTATATCACAAATTTTTAGCAATGCACTATGTAATGATTGGTTACCAGAAATGATAGAACAAAACAGTGATTACAATAAGTCAGTTTTGTTAGAACTTTATAGAATGTCTAAAAAAGATTTAGATGCAGTTAATATATATAAAAATGATATTGACAGTATTATGGAACAATTACAGTAGGTGAACCACTACTAACTGAGTGTCCACAACTTGCAACAGTACCTTGTTTAGATGGCACACCGCCATCAGCAAAAACTGTTTGAGCACCATTTGATGTTAATACAGGTCCACTATGAGGTGCCTTACCGTGAGGTGCAACAGCATCGCCTATTAGAGATACAGTTTTACCATCAGCAAATACTGTTGGTGCTCCGGGCCCTAATATAACACCTCTTGCGGCATCTGTTTTTACTCTTGCTATTCCTGGCATACTATTATTTATCGCTTGATTCTTGGTAATCGTCTGCTACTGCAATTATTTTATCATAGTCTTCTGCACTACGAGCATGTGCTTTTACAATACTCATTATTTGTGATATAGGTATCGTTACACTTGTTGCTGGTCCTGTAAACAAGTAAGGAATAAGTGCTAGTTCTTCGCCGTTAATGACAACGATCCGCGGATCGCTTAGTTCTAATACTTCATGGTCTTCATCATGTGCCATTAGTTGTGCAATGATTTCAATACCACTGATATTTTTTAAGGTGATGATCTCACCAGTGAGTTTATCTAAATCGTACATGTGTGTCTCCTTAGAGGCTAAAGCCTTTAAATGTGTCCTCAGTTACGTCTTGTTTTGTACCGCCAATAACGTAACTACTAATTTCTGTTTCTTGTGGTGCTACTTGCACAGAACCACCGCCAATCCATTTTTCTGTCCATGGTAGAGGATTTGATCCTCCTGTATAAACTTTTTCAAGTCCTACTGCTGACATACGTTTTGCGGCAATCCACTCGACGTATTGTTTAAGAAGTTCTGCATTTAAACCAATAATGCTACCATCCTTGAATAAGTATTCTGCCCATGCTTTTTCTTGATCTACTGCTTGAATAAACATTTGCTTACTTTCTTCTTTTGTTTCCTCTGCAATCTTTGCAAAATCTTTATCATCTTTAACAAGTAACTTCAACATGTGCTGAGTACTTGCTAAGTGAACATTTTCATCACGTGCAATAAGTTTGATAATTTTAGCATTACCTTCCATTTTCTTAACTTCAGCAAACGCCCAACTACATGCAAATGATACATAAAAGCGAACACCTTCTAAGATGTTTACGCTCATTATGCATTTCCATATTCTTCTTTTATGTTCATATCTGTCATACTTTTTACTGCCTTGACGCATCAAATCATTATATGCCATTAGTTTGTCATATGACTCTGTGATACTACCAGCACAATCCATAATTTCGTCAACATTTGTCATCTCATCAAAAACTTTGCTTGGGTCAGAATATACGTTTCTAATGATATGAGTATAACTTCTACTGTGAATAGTTTCACTAAATGCCCATGTTTCGATCCAGGTTTCTAATTCTGGTACACTACAAATAGGCAGTAGTACTACGTTAGGTGAGCGTCCTTGCACACTGTCTAATAGTATTTGTCTTTTTAAATTGCTAGTAAATATATGTTTTTCATGATCCGCAAGATCTTTAAAATCTTTTGCATCTCGTAGGATGTCAACTTCTTCTGGTCTCCAAAAAAAGCCAAGTTGCTTATCAGTCAACTTTTCGAATTGGCGATACTTTACAGAATCATACCTCTGCATGCCAACGCCACCTTCTTCGTCTAAAAACATTTTAGCCTCTAAGTGGTTGTATTTCTTATTTGTGTTTAAAACTGATTTCATATTTTGCAACTGTCACAATCCTCATCGTCGTCTAGGTTAGTGATAGTATTTACCTCAACTATCTTCCGTGATTCTTCTTTATTTGTATCTATTTCGCCTTGTCCATCATAGGTATTATTATAGTATAACTGTTTACCACCATATTTATAAAACATCAGTAAATCCTGAATCAATTGACTTAGAGGTACTTTTTCATCATCAAAATGTTCTGGATTATAACTAGTATTTACACTGATACCTTGATCGATATATTTTTGTAAAACTGCCATAATTTTCAAATATCCTTGTGGTGACTTTTGGTCCCACAATAAATCATATTTGTTTTTTAATCTAGGAAAGCCCGGTACTACTTGTTTAAGTACACCATGCTTACTTTGTTTGATGCTGATATAACTACGTGGTGGTTCAATTCCATTCGTGCTGTTACTTATCTGTGCAGATGTTTCTGCCGGCATTAGTGCCATCAACGTGCTGTTTCTGATGCCTGTCTCTTTTAATTGCTTACGCAATCCTTTCCAATCTTGTCTTTCTTTATGCTTAACTAATTCGTCTACGTCTTTTTTGTATGTTTGATTAGGTGTAATACCTAATGAATATTTTGTTTCTGATGCACCGGAAATAGAACCTTTTTCGACTGCTAAATCAGCACTGGCTTTAATTAAGTAATAACTCCATGCTTCAGCCCATTCGTCGATTAACTCTAAATTTGGCTCCTGATAAGTGCTATCATTTTTAGCCATCCAGTATGCAAAGTTAATAATACCTACTCCTAGTGGCCTTCTTTTCATTGTGCTTAATTGTGCTGCTAGTACAGGATATCCTTGGTAAGATAAAAGTTCATCTAATCCTCGAACTGCTAAGTTGCATATATTTTCAAATTCTGCTGTATTTCTAATGGTACCCCAATTGACTGCACTCAAAGTACATAAACTTATCTCGCCATCTGCATCATCTATACTTGTTAATGGTTTTGTGGGTAAATCAATTTCACAACATAAATTACTTTGTTTAATAGGTGCTTTTTCTTCAATAAATGCACCGTGTGTATTAGCATGATCTACATTCATTAAGTAAATACGACCAGTATCTTTCCTTTCTTGAACAAACGCAGAAAACAAATCAATTGCTTTAATAGACTTCTTACGCAGACGTGTGTTACGCTCTGCAGTTTCGTATAATTCTTTGAACTTGTCTTGATCAGCAAAGAAAGCATCATACAAACCAGGCACATCATGTGGTGAAAAAAGTGTAATATTTTCTCCTTTAATAAGTCTTTCATACATCAACTTATTAAACTGTACACCATAGTCCATGTGGCGCACTCTATTGTCTTCTGTACCTTTATTATTTTTTAACACCAACAAGTCTTCAACTTCTAAGTGCCATATAGGGTAATAAAGTGTTGCGGCACCTCCTCTTACGCCACCCTGCGAACAACTTTTTACAGAACTTTGAAACAGTTTGTAAAAGGGAATAACGCCTGTGTGCGTTGCATCACCATTTCTAATTGGACTACCAATTGCTCTAATGCTTCCTGCACCTACACCAATACCTGCCTTTTGACTTACATACTTTACAATAGAACTACTTGTAGCATTAATGCTGTCTAAACTATCGCCTGTTTCTATAAGTACGCATGAACTAAACTGTCTTTGTGGTGTACGCACACCTGCCATAACAGGAGTTGGTAAACTTATCTTAAATCTGCTAATTGCATCATAGTATGCTTTAACATATTCCATTCTGCATTTCTTATCATAGTCTGCAAACAATGTAGCACTTATCATCATGTATGCTACTTGTGGCGTTTCATACACTTCGCCTGTTGATCTATTTTGCACAAGATACTTACCACGGAACTGTTCCATGGCCGCATACGTTAAGTACTCATCTCTTTTGTGATCAATAAAGCCTTGCAGTTGATCTACTTCTTCTTTAGTATATTTGTTTCTGAAATCTTCATCATAAAAGCCAGCATCAATATTTTTATCAACTATGTCACAAAGGCACGGTGGCTCAAATTGTGCATATACTTCTTTACGCAAATGATAATTGATCAATCTACCTGCTACATATTGGTAGTTGGGACTTTCTTCTGAAATTAGGTCTGCTGCACTTTTGATGATTGTTTCTTGAATGTCAGCAGTAGTAATAGAGTTGTAAAATTGAATTTGACTGTTTATTTCTACTTCACTAGCACTAACACCATTGATTCCATCACAAGCATACTGGACTACTTTGTGCAACTTTTCGATATTGATATCTTCAAGTTGTCCAGATCTTTTTCTTACTTGCATGTGTATCCTTGTTTTTGTAGTTTGTCGTTTAAACTTAATTCTTGTAAATATTTACCAGTATTCTATTGTACAATAAAACTCTACGAATGTCAACAAAAAAGTTGGTTAACTGCAATCGTATGCGAGCCAAACTGCGTACTGTTTTCTTTTACTTCCTCTAGTGTTATTATCTTGCCTGGAAGGAAATTATAGGCACTGTTTTGGTGTATGAGAACTAGTCCATCATTACCGTTTATATGATTACTTATCACTGCAAAAGTCAAATCCTCTGTGGAAATGAAACCTTTATGAACTAGTGTTGCTGTCATAATAAGTGTTATACCAGACTGGCAAAAGTATCCTTCTTTAACTATGTCAAATACATTTGGCCAATCTCTAGGAGTAAAGTAATCAATATACCTTGGGACAATTTTAATTGATGCAAATTCTTCTAGGACTTGCTCTACGGTATCGTATGATCCTTGACGTACATTGCGCCAAGCAGAAAGCCGCTCCTCGGGTCCTTGATGTTTGTTAAACATTTACTATTGGGTAATTAGTCACCCCATCTTCTTACAACGTATCTCATTGTAAGTTGGGTTGATGGGCTGAGGGTGTTGTTACACAATATAGTTGCTTGTGAACCTGCTACTGTTCCTGAAAACGTAACATCTCCTGATGAAAATCCAGTTGATACATCTGTAAAATTATCATTGATTGCAATTTCGTCTGTTAAGTCATCACCGGAGTACATGAGTCTACCAACACGTCTATATCTATTAGATATTGTTCCTCCTACGATGCTATATTCGATCATTAATGTTTGAAAGTCTTGTGTTAGAGCTAGTCCTAACTCGCTTATAACATTGTTTCCATTTAATAATGTAACTTGCTCTGGAGAAGTAAAACTTGTTGTGGCAGTACCTGCTGCTAATGCTTCTGCAGTTAAGAATTCAATGTTAGTTTTAATATTGAGTAACCCTCTGATATCAGGATTAACTGACTCGAAGTACAGGTTGTTTAGTATTTGTGAAAAGTCTTTTGCTTCATCTCTACTTTCAAAATTCATTTCGCCCAACGCACTATCGATGCCTAACTGCCAGGTTACAAAACTTCCGAACTGTTGGAACTCATTATTAACATACACTTCTTTAAACAAGTTTAAGTTAACATCACTCTGTACTGCATACATCCACTCTTCTAATTTTGCTTTTACAGTGGAATCATATTTTCTATATGTATCACTAACTAAACCTAATTTGGTTACTGTGTCTTTTTGATCATTATGTAATGCAAAATCAAATGGTGTTTTTTGCACAGACTCTGCATGGGTAATGTACAGTTTAGTACTTTCTCCTGGTATGTTGTTCAAACGCGGCCATCCACCTGCGTTGTTTACTATTGCTTTTGCAGACTCGAGTGTTTCTGCGTTTTGTAAGTCTCCACTAAACACAGGCGTTGTGCTTAATGTTGTGCTAGAAACAACAGGTGTAAATGTTAAATCTACAATGTTACTTGTCATGCTTGTACCGAAATTAACAATAAAAGTATTTGTGTTACCTGTTACTTCTGCTGTAAAACTTTGTGTACCATTTAGTGCACCGCCGCCGCCAGTTAATGAAACAGTGTTTGCATTTGGCACACCATGGCGATCACTCACCACAACTACATTTGAACTTACGCCGTCTTTATATGTTATTGCAGAAACATTACTTAATTGAGAATTGGCAACACTTGAAAATGCTATGGCTAGGTCTATTGTGTTACCTGATATATTAGTAATTGTTGCTGATGTTTGATGTAGTCCGGATGCGTTTGTTGAGTTTTCCCAAAAATAAATATCGTCGCCTACTTCTATATCTTCTGTTGTTCCAATAGTTATCTGTACATTATTACTGACATTACTTATGGCAGAAATACTTTGAGCAATACGAGCAGAGTTACTCGGTAAGTCTGCTATCATAGTTCCTGCACTTGAATCATATGTATTTACTTTAAGTATCTGATTATCTAACCAGTCGTTGCCTCCAGTAACATAAACATGATTATATATTCCTGAAACATTATATTCATCGGGTGTTGTTAAATTTGAAAGATACACTTGAGTAGGATTTTGTGATGCATCTGCGGCAACATTTGCGTCAGCATAGGTTGTACTAGTTTTTGTTAAATATAAAAATCCTACGTCGCCTGCACCAGAAACTGCGGCGTCTGTTGGTGTATGTTTAACATCAGTAGCAACCTGAATATGTTTAAATTGCAAACCAATATAGCCAATACCTGTACCTGGTGTTACTCTAATATTGTTATTATCTAATTGTCTATAATTTGTAATGTTCATTGCATTATAGAAACCGTCTTGGTTTGTAGTTCCAATTTTGTTATCTTCTATTGAGCTTATCACCTGCGTGTTTCCATAATAGGAAATAGATAAAGCATCAGCACCAGAAGGTGGTGTACGCAAAGTTAATTGGTGAGTATGGTTACCTAATGAAAGATTACCAGTCTGTGCAAAGAAGTAATCATCGCCTGAAGAGATAGTTGCAACTGGAGAAGGTTCTAATAATTTACCTTCTTGTACAACTTTAAGATCTGTTGCGGCAAAAGTTGTATTTGTAAATATATTTTTAAACTCTGTGTCTTGTGGTTTAAAAACTTTTCCTAATCTTGAATATTCTGTAGACTGATAACTTGAGGCGACATCAGTATCTGGTGTCCAACTTGCTGAATCTGTAACGCCATCAAAATCACCCTTGTCATAGACTTTGTGAGGTACAGTAAACTTAATTATTTGAACATTTCCGACACTTGTTGTTATACTTTGAGCACTGGATGTTTTTTCGAATACACCAGTTTTGTTGTATATATCTGATATAGCATCTACTGTATCAGCACCTATATAAATTTGTCTGCTATCTGTAGCAAAGCCAATTTCGCCGGGTCGTAGAGGTTTAGGAAGGTCCTGTTTAAGACCCCTACGTTGTTGCATTCTAGTAATTTTTGTTGTTTCTGTCGCCACTGTTAAGCCTCTCTAAATACTTAACAGTATTTATCACTTTTACCTTGACTTCGAATAATAATCAGCAAGACGGTCAGACCACTTAGCACAATATTCTTCAAACTCGTCGCCTTCGATGACAAATTCGGCAAATTTTGCTTCTCGATCAACCATTAAGATAGCAATCTTTTTAATATCAGTTTCAAACATTTCATTATGTGCTAATGCGTAGGCACACCCTTGCATGAAATAGTCTTCTATCCATTCACGTTTTTTAATCTTCTTTGAAGTTTTGAAATCGATGATTGCTGGTGTACCTTTATGTAAACCAATAGCATCGCTTGTACCTGCGTACAATCCTTGTGCAATCAGTCCAACTTCAGTACCCCATAGTTCGTCTATATTACAAAAACCTTCGTTGACCATACTATCTACCATATGTTTGGCCATAATACTAATAACATTGTTTCCTTTTATTTCATATTCTTCTTGTAGAATATATTTTTCCAATGCATTATGTACTTTGGTGCCTAATCCTGCAGACTCTGTGCTTATACGAGTTGCTTCTGCATCTCCTACACGTTTACGCCAGGCTATTAAGGCTGTCTTATCGCCGGTATCTCCAAGGATAGTGGTAACACTAGGAACAGGATTTTCATCTTGTCCTACATATTGTCTACCTTTTGGGGTCTGAATTCTTTTTAATTGGGGGTAGTTATATTTGTTTGTGAGCATTGGCTAATTATAGCACAACTAACTGTTAAGTCAACCGTTTTACCAGGATATATTCCACTGTAGTGTAGTATTACTGGAAGGATCAGTAATGATATTTACACCGTAGCCTAAGTTCATAAAATAGTTTTTAACGTAATTAAGTTGATCTAGTCTAGTTGGGTCTGTAGTAACAGAGTTCCAAACATAATAGTACACATTACTGTTTGTCATAGTTGAGTTATTAACATTTGCGTACAACACGCCGGCGTCAACATTAGCATACACTGCGTTTTCTATAGCAGTTACTTCGTTATGTATAACTGTATTATTTCTAGTGTTGCTTCTTGCTGTTTTAGCATTTATAAATATACCTGGCATTATTGTGGTAACTCCGAACTTATATCGCTCATGGCTTGATTCCCTGCCATGTCGCCTACGTCAACTGCAGGGTCTTCTTCGGTGTCTACTGTGTCTGGTAATTGATTATTAGGAATAATCTTATCTTTGTTTACACTACTAGCATGTCCTGATCTATCAACTGCACTTATAAGTTCATCTGTAGTTGTTACATATCCTGATTTGGCTAGTAATTCTTTAAATTTTTCTGTTGGTATTTCTTTAATATCTTTGGCGGCCATACGAACTAATAAGTCTTGTATTGCTGTTATTAATTCACTGAAGTAACCTTCAGTTATGACTTCGCGAATTAGCATATTATGCCTCTACGGGTGCTCTGCCTAATGGCTCTTCTTCTGGTCCTGCCGCTGCTGGTTCATTAATATCTAATGCTGGTTCATCTAGCATAGGATCTGCTGGAGCATCCATATCACCCAAGTCACCTGTATCACCTAAGCCCATACCATCGTCTGCGGCAATTGCTTCTTCACCTGTGAGAGTCATTACTGCTTGATCAACGCCGCTCTTTGCACCTTTAGATGCTTCAATATATGAATTTAATACGCCACTAACACTGTCGGCAAAAGTAGCTGCTGCTTGAGCACCCATTTCACTTCTCATTTGATCTGCAATGGCTGGTAAACTTTCGTTCATCATACGACCAATTTCTTCTACGTGATCTTGAATATCATCTGCTAACGCACGGACTGCCATAATAACTTCTGCTTGTTCAACATCAGCAACTTCTTCGACAATCATTTCGTCAATGATATCATCAAACATTGAACTTTCTTTTGCATCTTCTTTTTCGTCTTCTGTATCACCTGTTACATCAAACTCTTTGTCGCCTACCTTAAATTTCTTTTCGCCTTTAGCAATAGCATCTCTACGAGCTGCTACAAATGCATTTGCTTCTGCAACTTTAGCACCAAACATTTTAATACCTGACTCTAATTGATCTTCTTCTAGACTGCTTAAGAATCCAACTACAGCATCTCTGCTTTTTTCTGTAATTTGTGCAAACATGTTTAATTTTTCTTCAATTGCATCGTAACTAGTAGTATCTGATAGTTCTACACCGCATTCTTTAGCAAGTGCAGCAAGTAAGTTTTCGCTAAGGTCTGTTTCTGGGGTAACAACCTCTTCTTCAACTGACTCGTGCTTCATACCACACGATTCCATGTAGTCTTTTGCAGCTTTAATCACAATTGGTAGTACATGTTGATCATCGTATGCAAAACGGTTGTCCATTCTGTAACGATTCATAACTTCACCACATGCTTCATCCATGGTATAACCGCTGTCCATTAGTTCTTCAACACTTGCACACACCATTTCTTTCATACCTTTGTATGCTGGTGATTCTGCGTACATACCCTCATTGAGCATTGTTTCACAAATATCTCTGATACCCAAGAACTTTGCGTATTCAGGCTCTAATTGAAACTTTTTGTGTGAACCTTTAATTTTCACAATATAACTATTGGCATGCTCAACGAGCTTTTCTAATTTCTCTTTAGACGGAAATCCATCAGTCTTAAGGGAAACATTAAACTCTTCTTTGAGCAGCTTATTAACTTTAGCAATTTTTTCTTTGCCGCTTTGATTAAAATCTTTTAAAAACATTTTGATATTCCCAGTAATATTCTATATTACTGTTATTTATCATCTGAGAGGGTATTTTTAATTGTATTGTTGAAGCTCTTCTCGCAAATACCACAATCTACTTGATGCATCGTCGAGTCTTGCTTCTGTCATATCGTATTTTATTGGATCGTTTGTTGTTTTTAATGTATATCTGTAAAACATTATGTCATTTGCAAACTTAAAATACAATTTCATTGAATCGCGAAGTTTTTTACTAACAACTTCTGATGGGGGATTTTGCTTGTTCTTACACTTACAAAGATATTCAGCAACATTTCTTAATGGAATTTCGTCTATTACAATAGAACCTTTGATGTGATCTTGTACAACAAACACATTGTTCACTTTGTTAACCACAAATATGCCTCTTTTAGCAACTCTAGTGGCTAATTTATCTAACTTCTTGGCTACATATTTTTTGTTCATCGCAGCTATTTATGTGAGTTGGTTTTAAATTTGTGGTCTTTTGGCAACAACATAGAAAATTTCGTTACCTTTGGATTGCTTATGAAAAATATTTCTTTTGTACAGTTCTTCGCACACATGTGCATCACGCTCTGACAGTTCATTTGCACATAACATACCTGAACCTGCAAGTTCGTAAAGTTTTGTTTCTAAAGAATTGATGAAACTTATATGATTGTTTATGTCTTTAACTGCTCTCATACTATTATTTATACATCACTGCAAACTTTTTCTTTTGTCTATTTTTTTTATCTTGTGTACAATTTCATCAAATAGATAGTCTCGAAAAGTTATTCGAGCAAGTATTCTAAGTTTTCCTGATGTTTGTACTCTGTGCAACACTGATGTGTTAAACATGCAGGCAGTGTATTGCTGCTCTCCCCAGCCTTCAAACTCTGCTGGTGTCTGTTCATCAGTTAACACAATGTTCATTGCACATAACACAGAACTGCCTGTCATCTTTTTGCTAATATGAGTATCCACGTGCCAGCCATATTCCCATTCTGGTTCAATAAAAAAGTAATTGGCATGTGTATTACCAAAGTCACCATACATTTCGGTAAATCCTTCAAACATTTGTTTTAGGTAGGGTGTATTGTCTTTGTCTAAAGGTAAAGATTTAATTGATGCTTTTTCTATTTTGTCGTCCCACACATCAAGGCTCTTATTTAATGATGTTGCTTCTTGGAGCATGAGATCTCTATCGGGCCAAAATTGATTGTTTAGACGATATATAGGTTCTCTTATACGTCCTCGAATAATGCGTGGCATGTTTAGCCGGCGTGCATAGCAGCCATATGCTTCTTATATTTCTTGGTGCCTTTCTTGTGGGGGGACTTGCCCTCTGGTAGTTGCGATAAATCCATGTTTTGCATTACATCATATATTACATCACTTGCTGATATAACATCTAAAACTCTACCACTAGCAAAGTCACCTATACGTTGTCCGCCTACTTCCATATTTGGATCAACACAGTCTTCAACATTTAACCTTTCTAGTTCTTGATATATTGCATATTCAAAATCGTCTCTGTTTTCAAATTGCCCTTCTTCGCCACCAAATTCATCTACTAATTTTTCAATACATGCTTGTTGAATAATACTTCTTTCTTCGCCTTCTTTTATTTTCTTTTTCTTTGCTTTACTAAAAACACTAGGGTTTGGACGTTTACGCATACCACCTAACGGTACTGCAACCGTTGCAACTGCACCCGCTGTGGTCTCTGTTATTATATCTGATATCTTCATATTAGTATTTATCAGCAAAGCGATGATTTGCACTTGCGTGTTTTTCCTCATCAGCTCTAACACGTTTGACCATGTCAGAAAGTTTTGCATTGCTTTTTAATTTGTAGTAGTCTATGGCTATTTGAGGTGCTGGCACGTTTTCTACCTGTCTGCATTGTATCATGTCTAAATAATTAGTATAACTAAGTACTGCTTCTTCTTCGAAGTATGCAATCATTTTATGTGATGTTCTTGGAAAGAATACAAACATAACAAAGTAAAAATTCCAAAATATAGCCTGTGCTAACAGTATAAGCAATCTTTCAAACCAATTGGGTTTTGCTATTTCAATGAAAAACATGAGATGCATCCTTTCATTTTCTGCTTCTGCTAAAAGTTCTCGTATCATTGGACCGTAGCCTGTTTTCATTTGGCGTAAACTTTTTAAGTGTATCCACATACCTGCAACCATGCCCGGTACACCCGCAATGGTTTCTAGTACTACTGCTCTGTGTCCATATCGTTTTGCAAAAAATACATCCGCAAAGAAACGAAAGAACTTGGTCATCACCATAGCCGTCTTATCTGACAGCCTGTCCTTGAATGTCATTTTGATCCTCTATCGATTGAGTCTTATATTTACGACGTCCCAATTAATGATACGCCATATATCGGAAAGATATTTATCTTTTGTTTTGTCTAGTAGATAACTGTGTTCCCACATGTCAACTAACATAACAATGTCAGTTCCTGGTTTGAAATCTTGATTAGGAATGGTATCTATATTACCATTAACATCCATATATGTCCATCCTGATCCTTGTAGTCCTTTGGCTTTTTCAATAAATTTGTCTTTGAAATCATTAAAAGAACCAAACTTTCTATCTATAAGTTCTAGAGATTTTCCTGATGGATTGTTTCCTGATGAAGGTGGTTGTAAGTGCAACCAAAATAAATTGTGTAGGTGAGCTCCACCATAATTAAATTTGTCATCGCCTTCTTTGTTATTATAGCGATCAACATATCCTTTAGAAAGTTTTCCATAATGTAAATCAACACTGTCTTCGCTCATCACAGGTTCTAAGGCGTCACGTGCATATGGTAATTTTTCTTGTACAAGTACTTCTCTTGCTTCTGTTAGAAAATCATTTACTTTCATTTCTTCTTTCCACCTTTCATGTTAGCACACCAGTGATACATTTTACCTCGTTCGCCTGAATACTTTTTGGCTTTTGCTCTTAAACTACTTACCGAACCTTTACAACTTGCACCTGACTTTTTGACTCTTCCTGGTCTGCTTTTGCCTTTCTTTTTACCGTCGGCAAAGTTTTCTGTTACATTACTTTCTAAATCATCTGCTGTCCAATGAATATATGAGTCGCCATTCTCATCACCTATTTCTATAACAAAGGCTCCGCCTTCATCTGACCCTTCGTCTTCTCCTATCTCCCAGCCTATGTCTGCTAACTTTTTTTCTACTGCTGGATGCCCATCATTATTCCACCACATCTGTGCAAGTCGTCTAAGTATTTTTTCTTTTGCCTGTTCTTCCTTGCGATACTTTTCTACTCCTGCTTTAAAATCTCTGTCGCGTTGCTGTATAGGAAAGTTTCCATCTACTACATCTTCAATTACTTTGTATGCTGGTATTGCTTCTTTACCAATATCTTTTGCTTTTTGCACTCTGTGAAATCCATCTAATATAGTTTTGCCATCAGCATGTACTACTATAGGATCTGTTGTGTCAGCAAAATTCACATCTCCCAAATCACCTACAATTCTATCAAACCCTGGTGTATCCATGTCTAAGTCTGATACTTTTATTGTTGTGAGTTTAGTTTTCTTTCCTTTTAAATATTGTTTTACTTTAGCACTTAAATTTCTTCCTTGCTTTGTAACATCTTGTGATTTATAATTTTCCTCGTATATACTTTTCTTTGGTAACTTTTTTAGATCTTCTTCGCGTTGCTTTAAATCTGCTTCAATGCCTTGCAATAGTGCATTCAAATCTTGTGCGGCTTCTAGTGTTTCGTATATGCCGCCACCAAACTTAACACTTAGTGATTTTTTCTTCTTCTTTTTCTTCTTTTTCTTTTTGTATGGAGCCATTGTACCTATAGAATAAAATCCGCCTCTACTTACAGGAGCATCCATTGTGGGTGCATCACCTGGATCAGCACCACCTACATCGCCACCTGCATCAGTGCCACCAGAGTCCCCACCACCTGAAGGTGCAGCACTACTGCCACCTGCACTAGCACCTGCACTTGCTCCGCCTCCGGCTGAGCCTCCTGCACCTGCTCCTGCACCACCTCCAGCGGCCCCGCCGCCTCCGGCACCGCCACCACCGCCACCACCGCCACCGCCTCCGGCTGTAGCAAATAGTTCTGATGCTGGTTTATCACTTGCTTTGTGGCTATAGTGATCTATTAAATCTTCTATTGATGCTTGTACTTTGATAACCTTTACACGTTCCATGTCTTGCTCACGGGCAACATCATATCTGTGATGTCCGTTAACAATGTAGTTGTTTTTGTCTACTATAATAGGACGTATGCTACCGTCAGCAAAGCCTCTTTTTGCTTTGTCTTTTAATCCTTTTACACGTTGACTTTGCACAGGCTTTAACTTGCTCACGCTCATTGTGCCTTTCTTGTAGTCAAACGGACCGTCATCCAAATCAGGTTGTCTCACCTGTGGCATTATGTTTCGAGGAAAATTTTTATCCTGCTTGGGTCTG